GCTCTGCTACAATAAGGACTATAGAACCCAATACAGTGTATAGCGCTATGATAGACATCACAACATTTTATTATGTTATAGTTATAAATAGTGATACTACAATGGTTAGACGTAGGCCAGAAGGTTACTGGGGATTAATTAGAAGATATTATTTATATCCATACTTTGGTGGTAACGAGTACGCGCCACATGATATTACTATAAAAATAAAAGAATAGCTAGGGGCAACAAAAAAGGGGCAACGCCCCTTTCTTTATGATGGCCAAATAATAACCATTACTGCATACTCATTTTTAACAACAATAAATAACCTATAAGGTCATCAACTGTATCCTCAGTTTGATCATTTATACCTTTGTTTTTTATACGCATGATTTTATCATCTATACGTGCACAGATAGCCTCTGTTGCATCAAGCCTGCTAAATATCTGTACAGGATCTAGAGCCGTGTTACCATAAGCTTTGTTTTTACTCTTTAATAATGCTACAACCTCACTAGATACTTTGTCTAGTTTGTCTGCAAAATCATCAGAGTGCGTACTTGTTTCTACCCAAGAAGGTATTGTGCATTGTACTAAAGGTTCTACATTATTAGGATTAGTATAGAAACAAAGATCATTAGACTCTTCAGCGCATAGCTTAAGTTCTGTCTTTTTAATCTCCGTAACTATATACCTACTCCCAATAACTCCTCGATGATGATGTTGATCATGTTTTCTTAATATTACAATATCATTTATATTCATAGTAGTTTTTTTAGTTTATAAATTTCAGGATCATATGTTTCTTTTTCTACATTTATTATACTTAATAGCTCTGACTCTTCTGGCAAGTCCGCATTCAATCGTTTCTCTAACAATTTCCTACGTTTGTCACTTTTAAATATAATCTGACCCATCTCGTCTTCTATATCAGCATGATGAAAGTCTAGAATATCTAACTTATAGTCTCTCGTAAACTTAGAATATTTACCTAGCATAAATGCCCTGTATTCTCTTTTATATCCTTTAGGGATATTAAAAACAAACATTACATAATTAGGGCTAGGGTCATATCTACGTTTAAAGAATTCTACACTTTTCATAATTTTCTCAAACTTAATATATCTTGTATCAGAAGACCATCTATACAGCAAAGCTATACAGTTAGTATCTTCTGGAGTACCTATAAAACAATTTACAAAGAAAGTATTCCAAAAATATAATTTTTTATTACCAGGTAACATAGGCATTACAAATGTTGTTGCCTTTGTTCTCTTAGCAATTGATACATCATAGGCTATTGTCCGTGCATCGTCACCAATTATAGGCTCTATGATGTTAATTTTATATTTTATTTTCTTTATAGGAACTGTAAACCCTAATTGTATATTAAGGTTATCAGGGCCTTCTAAAGCTATAATTTCATTGTCTTTTTTAATAGGTTTTAAGCAAGTTACATTGCCTGTAATTCTAAATGTCAATGCATTTAAAGGTTTGTATACTAAATTGTCACACTCTACTACCATAGTTCTTCTTGATTTGAAAATTCAACTTTATGTGTTATTAAATCAGGTAATTCTATACCGGTTTCTCTTAACACATCTTCTTTAGTTTTAAGTATGTATATTAACTTAAAGGTCTCTGTAAATCTATGAATTCCTTCAGAATTTCCAAACTTTTCTATGTATTTATTTAAAACAAATGTAGGCATTTCTACAGGTAAAAGGTTTTCTAACCATGTATCTGCAGTTTTAGGCCCTACTTTAGGGATCCCAGTAATACCATCTGTAGAGTCACCCATTAATACTTGTTTCCATAAGAAACGTAGGGATTCACTCTCATCTACAGCTATAAATTCACCTTTACCATAGTTATAATTAGATACTTTGTTTTGATATAACACATCCTTGTCAGGACTACATATAATAGTCTTAATAGGATCATGATACACTGATACTAAGTCATCTGCTTCTAGTTCCGGTATAAATGTAAACTTCCAGTGTTGTTTTAAATACTCTTTAATTGCAGGGAATATAATTGGTAATGCATCTCGTTTTCTATTATGTTTGTAGGGTTTTGTAGTTGCTATATTATATCTAAAGCATTTACCTTGTGTTAGAAAACCGGCATAGTGTTTACATCCTGTAATATTTAACATTTGATTAATTCTCATGTCAATACCTGCTAGTGCTTCTTCTAGTGTGTCTTTTTTCATCTCATAATAGATTAAACTATCACCATCTATTAGAGCTATCATATCGTCTCTCTTGACGCCTTCTCTTGTCATATTTTAAATTTTAGGGTATCGATATAAAGGGGAGCAGTATCTTCTGTGAGGTCTGTTACTCCCCCTATATCTTACCAATTAAACACTAGCTACAGAGCGTTTAGCTCAGCAACTTCCTTGTCACTTTGAGCTTTTTTATCAGCTCGCTCCTGTACAGCTTGGGATCTCATATCGTCCCACTCTGCATCTGTCATAGCTGCGTAACTAGAGCTATGGTAAATAGATCCATTCACACCTACTAAGGAAGAATGAACAAAGTATTGCTTACATCTAATAGCGCCGTCTTCATCACAAGGCACAGCCCCGATATGCATAGGATCTACAAAGATGTTGTGAATCTCTCCACTATAAAAAGCAATATACTTTAACCCGCCGATGTGAAGCCCCTTAACGCATGACGTCGTATCATTTACGTTAACCTGGCTCCAATCAGCAAGTCTGTGAGTACAACCCACTCTGATAAAATGTTGTGGCTTTGCATAACCATTTGGGCCCTCGCAAAAGAATGCGTCCCCACTGTTACCCATAACCGCGGGTTCAAATAGTCTATCTTCTACGTGTTCTGGTAAGCCATCACCTTCTATCTCACCGGTGTCAACATTGAACGTTCTTTTATAACGATCTTCTTGTTCACCAGTTTCTGAATTAAACTTATGCAGCACTTCTCTAGAGACCTTGTAACCATTTAGTAATCCCTCATGGGTGATTTTCATTTGGTACATTGTTGCTCTTTTGTTAGCCGCATCTTCGCTTAATCCATGATTTTCCATAAGATCTTCTTTATGTTTAGGATGCACATATTGCATATTAACAAAATTAAAGAATCTATTACAGAAATCTTCTCCATGACCTTGCTTCATCTTTCTCCACAAGATTGGATTTCTCAACCAACGTGTCCACATTTTTACCAAAGGCATAAAGTCTAACTCTTTATCTAAAGAGTCAAAGATTCTGTCTACAAGCGCTTGTGGCATAGGTATACTAGATACTACACCTTCGTGCTTAAGAAAGAACTCTCCTGTTCCTTTGTTTACATGTACATACGGACATTTGGTTTCGATTGTCTTTGTGTAATCTACTATAGTTAACGTTTCAAAAGCTTTTATCAACTCATTGTAGTTTTCCATAGTTGTTACACTGTTTGCTTGCTGAGCAAGCTCTTGCATTTGATCATACAGCTCTTTGCTGTACTCTACTGTGAATGGGTGCTCCCCATAATTACCACAGATTTTATCTTCTATTACATTAATTGTTATCATATTATCTATTTAATTGGTTAAAAAATGTACCTTATAGTATTCCAAGGTACTTTACTTTCGTGTATTTGTCTAAATTGTTTAATATATTCAGACTTCTGTCCAAGTTTGTATCGTATATTTTCTCCACCATACTGTGACTTTTTTATTTCTTGCTTATCAAGAACCCATAGATCTACTTCTGTCTCTGGATGTCTGTCTAAGTTTACAGTATGTTTTTTAAAGTTATGTGTCAAAAATATACACTCTGATAAAACTTGATCTTTGTAGCCAACATAATCATTCATCATATCAAATATATACTCATAGTCTTGTAACCAACCATCGTATACAATAATAGGACTGTAATTTACATGTACATCATAGCCTGCTTCTATAAAGGCATCGATAGCTTTTATCCTATCAATGATCTTAGTAGTTCCTGGCTCATGTAAATCTGATTTATGTTGTGGCATTAGACTAAATCTAATACGTATTTTACCTTTAGGATCAAAGTTAATTAGCATTGGGTTTACAAACTTAGTTGCAAAACTACCCATAGCTACAGGATGATCTCTAAAGAATTCAAATATTCTTTCCCAGTCATGATACTTAGCATGCAATGCAAAATCTTCATTGCAGCTAATATCATAAGTGGTAAATTCTGGATGCGTCTGATTAGGTTTGTCTACTGGTGTAAAGTATGCATGATTATTAACTTCTGTCAATATATCACCCGTGTTTACAGCAACAGACAAACCTTTATCTTTGTGACGTTTCATATAACAGTAAGAACAATTATACAAACAGCCATAACCAAAACTAGGAGAAATAAAATCCGTCGACCTACCAGAGGGACGGATCTTAAAAGTCTTTCTAATGTCTTTAGTTATTAGCTTTCCCATGTTTCTCTAGATTTAGCTCTTAGATAAACTCTAACTTCTTTCTCAAGTTCAGAGGACATTGTACAGTCTCTGTTCTCAAGACACATTAGCTCATCTAGTAGCGGTTTAACTTCTTCTGCAAATTCTACTATATTATCATACTTAGCTAATATAGTCAAATCAGCAGCTTTAGCCTCACTAATATCTGATAAAACAAATAGTTCTTTAGACTTTTGCGCTATCAAATCTTCATCATCACACTGTGTCATAAACTTTTGAAATTCAAATACCTTATCCATATGTTCAACTATAGCTGGTGCTATCTCTGCAACTTTTCTGTATTCATACCGTGAATAATTATCATTCCTCAAATCCATGAGTTCGCAATAATCTTCTTGTAATGTAGGGTGTATACATTTAAGTCCCTGCAGAAATTTAAAGTTATTTATCTTTTCTAGTTTATGTGCTGTGTAATATTTAATAAGTGAATTGTCCATAGTATATCCATTGTTATCTGTTAGTTGTAAAAATAGTTCATCGATGTGTTTGACATTAGGGTTTTGTGTAATAAACTTAACCTTATTTTGACTAACACGTATCAGCTGTGGTGTGTCCCATCCTTGTACAGGATTAACTGCCCAGTCATAATACTGACCTTTATTATCCCATTTCATAAATCTAACAGGAGGATGCTCATACCAAAAGATAGGGTAATTTGGAGCTTCTCTTTGATTACCATTATCAGACCATCCAGCTTCTGGATAAACTTCTTTAAAATGTGGAGCAACGTTTTTAAGTAATAAAGCAGCTGCTCTCATTTTACCTTCGTCTTCTTTAGTACAATAATAAATACGAGTAGAACTAGACATAAGATCTTTAGCTTTAGGTTCTATCTTTTCTAAAGTTAAGTTATCTTCTTTTAAGTGATCCCACCTAAGAGTATATGCTACCATTCTTTTCTCTATCTCACGTCTATCTACAGCTGAAAGATTAGTAAACTTAGACTTTTCTTCGTCTTCTGCTTCTATTTCTTTACACTCTACAATAAAATCTTCTGGTACTTCTACACTATCATAGTTTTTATACCACTCAGATTTAGTAATAAAGTTTAGAATAGCAGTTCTTTTAGCACTTACTCTAGCTTTATCTTTTAAGAGCAACATCTGCGCATCAGTTGTACCTGCTTTAAGTATATCCTCACGATAAAACTCATCAAGATCTACTAAGCTATAAGTACAAACTTTATTCTTATCAGCATGTTCTTGGCCTAGTTGTCTTAGATAAACATCTTTATACTTACTAAATTGCTCTTCTCTAGCATAAAAATGTTTAGCATCAAAACTGTGCCAATCTTTTACAGGCTCACGCTCTATAGCATTAGCTAGCCTAAAAGGTCTCATAAGTTTTAAACCTTCAAATAGCTTAGTTATATGACTATATTTAATTCTAGGATCAGGGCCAAACTTAGGCTTAATCTCATTTTTATCAATAATACGTGCAATTCTAGATAGTATTCTATCATCAGTGTCTCCAGCTATAATAGATCTACATTTATCAATCCACTTTAAGAAATCAGTCTCTTCTAGCTGTTTCTCTACCATTTCACTAGCTTCTTCTGCAGCTGATTTAATTACACTTTTAATGTAATTTTTAGTTGATTCATTCCATATAACTTTCTCACGAGATGGAGTAACATCTACACCCTCCTGTAATACAGTCTCAGTTCCGTCTTCATTAGTAACTACTTGTCTAGCTGGACATTTGAAAGCAACACAACCATACATCTGCTCCATTTCTAGTTCTTTAAAATCAATATAACCATAGTTAATACCTGTAGAAGCTTCTTTGTCTTTTACAAGAACAATGTGAGGCTTACTAAAATAATAACTGTCACCAACAATTATATTCTTAGAGTTATATAATACCTCAGTTTTAAAATTAACATCCCTTGGATATTCATCTTCGTCTATAATTTTAAAATTAACGTTATCAAAGTACATCAGCTGCTCTTCAATAGCTTCTTCAAACTTATTTCTGTTATGGCGTTTTACACCAAAGGATACAGTAGTTTGATTTACTTCATTAGAGTATTCATAATATACTTTAGTACCATCACTGAAAGTTATAAATTGATTTTGCATGCCTGTTTTTACATTAAAAGCTGGTATAATAAAATCAGTCTTGTAATTATAACAGTTACATTTAAATCTCATACCATTATATATAGTCTCTATAGTATAGAAATCTACACCGGTTGATAGCGCAGCTTTTGCACCAAGACCAAAGGCACCAAAGTTCTCACTGGTATTTCTTTTGGTAGAATAGCCTAGTTCTAATATACCCTCTAGTCTTCTACTACCTATACCTACGCCGTAGTCAGTAACTGAAAATATATCACAATATCCAAGACCTTCGTTTTGTTTGTATAATAAATCTACATGGTTTTTACCATGTTGTAATGAAGACAACTGATAATAACTAGAATCAAAATTACTATCTTCATACTGCGCACCGTGTCTTTCTATATAGTAGTCTTCAACTTTCTTCTTACCACTCAATATTTCTACAGCCACTTCTTTCTCACGCTGAGAGTCACATGCATTGGTAACAAGTTCTCTAATCGTAGATTGTATTGGCATAGAATACTGTGTAGACTGTAGAATGTCAAACACCATCTTCTCAGCGCCTTTGTTAATTTTCTTTGCTATGCCGGCGCTACCTTGCATAGGCTTATCAATAGTTTTAATACTCATAATTTGTGTTTAATTGGTTTATATTAGTTTCCCATGTCACGCATCTCATCCGCTCGCGCTTCTGCAATGTCGTCTAGCCTTTGATTTCTATATTCATAGTCAACCATAGGCTCATCAAAATGATCTTTACATTTGGGATTGTCACATTGGTACATCTCACACCCGCATGGGAGTGTTACTTCGCTGTATTCATAGCCACAGCAAGGGCTAACATTATTAGCCATAATTTAAAGTGTTTAATTAGTAAATAAAAAGGAAAGAGGGAAGGGCTTTTCAACCGTAATATATTTTATCCCTTTAATGCCCAGTTACGAGATGTATACCATGAGTTACCATGCACATCTCCTGACAATCCAACCTTATAATTGTTTGATTAGTTCTACCACTTCGTCTACTTGCTTTTTATTTCTAGGCATAAATAAAACATAGTGGTGATTGTTATCTTTAAGATGTCTCTTAAATAGTTTCCATCTCAACGGAAAAGACTCATTGGCATAGCCTTTTGTTTCAATGATAAA